AAACAAATGCTGTCTTTCTTTCAATGAAACTTTGACATATCCTTATTTTCCTGTATTATAGAATTTAGTTTGCAAGTAGTAGCAAATAAAATTAAAACGCCAGTATTTATCGGCGTTTTTAAATTTCACTCCATTATAGCAATGTGCAAATATACGCAATTTAAATCAAATTTTTGTGCCTTTTTTGTGCCTCTCCTAATGCGCTTAGAAAATTAAGCGTATTAAATGTGTATCAAAAGTGAAGCGTATTATTGGCAGTAAAAAAGCCTATGAGTTCGGCTCACTCTGATAAATGAGTTGCTTACTGTCATAGGCTTGTCAATCGATAACCCGTCACTATATATGTCAGTGCATGAACAAAATATAGTGTCGATGATGGGGATTTTTATAGGAGTAGTTCTCTCCTACGGATTCCAACTCTTCTGAACTGCCACGTGGGAAATCATTTACGTTTCTTTCCTGTTTCTCGTGACATCCATGGTGATAAGCTCCTCCGCCACGGCTATATGCACTCCATATAATTATTATAGCATATTAAAAGCCCATAACGCAATATTAGATGATAAGCATATACTGCGTTGTGGGCTTGCCCGACTGTATCAGACGGAACCTGCGCATGTTCCCAGTGGGCGAATGTGATCGGCTTCGTGCAATACTCCACCGTTCAATCTATATGTATTATACCATGAAAAAAGCACCCATTACAAGTGCTTCTTTCTGAAATGTACACCTTACACAATGTGAATCATTCTTTATATTTCCTAAGCTGCCTATTCGGCAGATGACATGATAACCATTATGTATATTTTCTAAACTGCTTATTCAGCAGATGAATGAGGTGTACATCTCACCTGTGATTATTTTATCACCCCATTTACATAATTGCAATACCCTTTTATAAAAGATATTGCTTAATCTCAACAGGTTTGTTTTATAACTATATTAGTGAAATAGGTTTATTTCTGTGACATTTTTAGTATTATTTTGCGACAAGGTACCCTGCAATGAACGCCACCGGAACGCCTATCGCCCATGCGTCACGTTGTCTTTTCGCTACCCTCAATTTGTGTTTCAGTTCGTTGATTTCGTTCTTCAATAGCTCTAATTCTTTCTTGCACTCGCTGATTTCTTTCTTCGCTTCTGTCAATGAGATCTTCGCACTGTTTAAGGATAGCTTGATTCTGCCTAATTCCATCTCTAAGCTGTTGCACTTCTTGAGTAATTTCTCTGCTCGTTCCTGTTGCTCGGTCGAGTTCAGTGTCAGCATGCTCAAGTTCTGTTTCAACATGGTTAATTCTGTCATCTGCTCTGTCCAGTCCGTTTTGAAGTCGTTCCACTCCTGAACTGTCAGTGTGATGTATCCCGTAGTCTCCTCGCCATAAGAAATAAACAAGCAAGGTTGAGAAAACGACAACACCGATAACAAAAATGTGATAATAGCCACTTTTCTTAATCTTTTCCCACACATTCTGTCCTCTTTTCTTGTTGAAATATGCGAATTTGGCGTTTAAGGCGGGTAGAATATGCCCGCCACAACATCCATGAGTAATTTATCAAAAGCAAAAACAAACAAGCCTTAAAAACGATTTAAAACAATCGATTTTTTTAAATATCAGTCAAGTTATGTCAACTAATATTAAAGCAACAAGATTACATTTGGTTTTGGTAGAAAATTGCCTTGCCTCGAATGATATCTCCGCCGGACATCCAATTATCACCCTGTTCAAGAACAGCCAAATCCCATCTTTCACACCCGTTTCCAGGACCGTAAGGCTCATGGCAATAAACGCCGTCCTGATTATTCGCCGCCTCGGCATGCGTCATGACATGTTCTATGTCAATAGGGATGTCAAGCCCCGTACACAGTGTAGCCACGCATTGTGCCATTGATTCTATCTGCTGTGTGGTAGGTGGGTATTCACCAAGGTCATATGTTCCATCAGCATAAGCCACAGCGTCAGCGCAACAGCAAAGGGCGATTGCTACCGAACCAGTGTTGCGGTGATACGTGGCAGATAAAATTTCCTCAAAATCATTCATTTGGATCATTGCCCCGTCACCATCAATACAGATATGGTAATCATCAAAAGTCGTATAATGCCTTCCTGCTGTCCAGTGTAGATATATTTTTAGCTTTCTCCCTACACTTGCGGCAGTAGCCTTGAGATTATCTCTTGCACTCTCTGCCATCAACTGTAATTCGTTCAGGTCGATTTCCATTTTCATACTCCTCTTGATGTTTATTTCTTGAGTTTTGCAAAAATATTATTATCAAGCAGCGTTATCAACTTGTCGATATGATGATTTCCTGCGTCCCGTAAATTCTCACAAATCGACAGTATCTCGTTGTAACAGATGTAGCCAAACATGAACTTGAGGACTGGCCATGACAACGGTATTTCTATTGCCGATAAAACCGTATCAATCTGCGAAGCAGTGAGAATAAGAATCGTGAAGAGAATGAATTTTGTCAGAAATCCCCATAGCATGATCTTCGATTTTAGCCGTTTTGCACTGAACGCAAGAACAATGCCATACAGCTTCTCACGGGTTGTCAAGTAGTCAGGATCCATGCCTTTATCCACAAGATACTGATACCCGATGGCGAGCCAGCGTGTAGAAATGTCAATGATAATCAGCCAAAAATAAGCATTGAGCACTACGCCGTATGCACTGTTAATAAATGACAAGATGTACATCAGCACAACGCTTACGGCTGTCTTTGATTCCCATTTATCTAAGAGATTGAGAGAAGTTCGGCAGAAGTATTCGGCAAAGTCTATCAAGTCTAAGACGAAAACGCAAGTGACGAAACCTCCCCACAGATACGGTGGTTTGCCGTATTTTTTTATTTTTCTTTTGAGATTTTGAAAAAATATCATGATGTCCACCTAAAGTATATAAATTACGGATACGTGATTAAGAAATTAAGCGGTTTCCCGATGTTCTCTTTCAACTTCACAAAATCAGCATTCGCGCTTTCGCCCAAAAGACTATTTGTGCCGTCGCGATTCGTGTCGAATGTTACATCTCCTATTTTGACTTTGATAATCGTCGTAGCATAAATCCCGGGTTTATTATAAAAATCACTAATTCCGTCTACTGTAAGGCTGATAAACACGCCGCCGTTAACTGCTACAGCACCAATTTCAATTACAGAATATTTCGGTGTACTGTTAGTTATTACCCCCGCCCCTTCTCGCGGTATTGCGTAAACGCCATCGGTCCCCCCAAACATCTGATACATATCACTCGGCATTTGCGCAAGCGTAACTGTGCCAGATACGTTAAGCGTCGGTGAATCGCCGGATGGAGGATTCTCTACATTTCCTATTTCTTTCTTGATGTAGTATTTTTTACCGTCGACACCGTTAAATGTGTACGCGTGCGTCTCGATGACATCTCCGACTTTTGCGTAATGCGGCACGCCGCCGATATCCAGTTTCAAGTAATTGCTTCCGACTAATGATTTATCCGTCGTCAATTCTGCGATTTCTTCTTCTCCGTTCGGTCTAATAATTTTAAGTTTGTCCATCATTCTACTCCTATCTTTGCCCCATTAGGCAATTTAATCATGTTACCATCAAAAATTTCTGTCCTCTTTACGTACTGCGATAAATCCGCCGCGGGTCCCGGCGGACCTTGTGTTCCCGTATTTCCTTTTTCTCCTTTTTCGCCTTTTGGAATCGAAAAATTAAACACTGCTGCGTTAGCCGTTCCGGTATTTGTGACCTTAGCGTTCGTGCCTGGTGCCACTGTTGTTACTGCCCCAATTTTAATTGTTGCAGCAGTTCCATCTTTTCCGTCTGTTCCTTTCGGTCCGGGGTCTCCTTTAGGCCCGGGATCTCCTTTGGGGCCTTGAATACCCTGTCCGCCGCCGGAAACCGGAATGACAAAATCAAATACAGCATTTGTACTATTGCCGGAATTTGTCACCGAAGCGGAGGTACCTGTCGTCACTTTTCCGACTTCTATCGTTGCTGCTGCCCCGTTCTGTCCGTTTTTCCCATCGGCACCTTTGGGTCCTGGGTCTCCTTTGGGTCCTGGGTCTCCCTTTGGTCCTGGGTCACCTTTCGGACCTGCTCCGCTACCGCCGCTGCCCCCGTTTTCATACAGGTACTCAAGATCATTTGCGATATAGTCTAAAATGCCGTCATTCCCCTTCGTGCAAAACGGCGTGTTTTTCCCGAAAGCCCCCGGCTTAATAATATTGTCATTTTCATCTCTTATTTCCGGGTGCTGAAATGTCTGCGGTCTCATTCGGATACCTCGGCTTTTTTAATCTCCAGCGTGACCGTGTCTCCGTAGTTCAGTTCATCAGTTTCTTCTTGACTTGTTGTTGACATAGCATAGACTTCGCCTGTTTCCGGATTGTAAAAGCTAAACGTCGTTAAAACTCCGTCGTTCTGCGGATATGACACTTTACCGTTGACTTTACATGTTCTTTTCATGATTTCTCTCCTTTTTTCTAATAACCTGTGACATTAACAAACAAGATACAAGTAGCTCTAAATACTCCGCCCGGTATGTGTATATCGCCACCGGGATTGAAAATTGCACCATTGGCCAACCAGTATGCTTTTATACGGTTTTGGCTTAACCAGTTCAATTTTAATGAGCTATGAATCACAACCTGCGGGGTGCTTTTTTGAAATTCGTGCATAGAGAACATAATCGCCGCAACTTTCGCACACGGAAAATTTGTTTCCGGCATAACAGCAGCCAGTCCTGCTGCGTCGTTAGTTGATATCTCTGATTTAATATGGCTTCCGACAACACGGAGATACGGGGTTTTACTATTAAAAACAAGCTTTCTTGTTTCCGGATCCCAGATGAATACCCCTGCCCCCGATGTATCAGAATCAGCCTCCTCGGTAAATATATACAATGTAACGGCGTCGTGTACCTGTCCCGCCGTCATCGAAACAGACGCTGGAGCGTGCACCTGAATAGTCATCTTTCCGCCGTTTACCTCAGCTGTAACGTAATATTGAGAATTGTCGCAATAGATTGCCGGAATATAATTCATATTAAAGTCTATTTCATATTCCCAGTATCTCCAGTTGCTTCCGTCTCCGCTCACCCCTGCCGGAGATGGCAGCTTATCTACTTTCAGCAACCGCAAATTTTTATACTTATTGTTGATAATAAGGTGACGATCTGCGTTGTAAATTTCCAGGAAATTAATAAGTGCCATAGTATATCCTCTGTTTATGTACGTGATCGAAATCCCCACGATACACCCAGTTAATTTGATTGCTTGACGTCGTTATCTGCATGGGTGCCGTATACTCTGCCGTTTCCGGCACAAAAAACACGAATAGCCGGTCATTATCTCGAATATCGATAGTTCGGCTTCCCGTCGGTGTGTCAGCTGTAAAGCTGCCGAGAATGCGGGTCAGTGAATCTGTGATGTTGAGTATCAATCCTTTTTGCGGATGAAAAATTTTTAGTCCGATAGCCATTAAACATTCACTCCTAACGCTATAACTCGGAAATTATTCTCATCAAAAATTTCAATCAGATTGTCTTTAATTTCTGTTCTCGCTCCGTTTGTCTTTGTCCTCAACAGTCCGATATTTGCTGTGATTGCTGATAGACTTGTCACCGCCAACTTATCAGCAGTAACCGCTTTTGCAGCAAGCATTCTTGAGACAATAACGTTGTTATCTATGACTGTTTCGGCTCCAACGTGTAGATATCTACTTGCAATCGTCGTTGTTGTCGGTGACAAGTTGATCTGATTGATAACGTCACCTTTCTGCACTCTTAGATTGATAGCGTCGGCCATCTGTGTTATGGCACTGTAATTGGCTTTTGCAAGCATTAAATTACCGAGATTTGAGACAATTGTCGTTACGTCTTGCTTTGCGATTGCGCCCGCCTCGAGCTTCTGCTTAACTAACGTGTCTACTTTCTCAATACTTACAACTTCATCTTCAAGCATGTCTTTAGAGATTGAGATTTTGACAGTAACACGGCTTTCTCCGGATTTTTCACCTTCGCCGAACAGATCATAGTAAGCAATGGAGACATCATAGATACCCGCGCCACAAGTGTGTCCATAAGTATCGTTATTTGTTTTGGCACTAATGATATTCCCATCGCCGCCATCAATATAAACTGTCATACCCAAACAACCTGCGGGGATTGTCTCTGCAATAATCCCAAAGCCACCAAGATTTGAATTTAATTTAGGTGGTTTTGGCTTCTTGGGTAACGCCTTGTCATAATAAAGAACTGCGGCTGATGAATACTTGCCATCTGTGGAGTGGGCAAATAGATACAGTGTACCGTTACGTTTTGTCAGTGAAATAACAGTGCTAAGTCCGTTTGTCCTTGCCAATAGATGGCTGTCTTCTTCTCCAGGAGAATTATCGTTTCTGATTTCATAAAAATCGACATCTGTATTGGTTACATCATTCCAAGAAACAGTTACTTTATCAGTAAAAGTAACACCGAATCCATCAGGGGTATTAGGAATGGTAGTCTTAGCGGCAATAAGTAAATTGATATATTCGCAATTATCGGCGATTGTGTATACTCCCGCTCCGTTTGCTGTGGATACTGCGATTCTATAAGTATCACCAGGAACAGCCTGCGGGATGACAATAGTATTTACCCCTGTACCTACATAAGTCCACTCTCCGTAAAACCCAAGTTGATCCGCCGGAACGCCTTCAACGATTTTCAGGTTAGCGCCAATGCTGTAATTCGACTTGTAATAAACACGCCCCTTTAATCCATCAGGATTCCACTTTACAACAACATCATAACGTGGCGTACCATCAGGCATTTTTCTATATCTTGTATAAGCGGTAATGTTCTTCGGCAGTGTGGCGGGTGGTACAATGTCTAATCCTTCTGCAACATTAACTACCTTTCCTGCCGAAATAATCCCGCCTTTAAGTGTACGTACTTTCAGCAGATAATCAGTGTCTTTATCACAGCTTATATTGCAAGCGGTTAATGGGGTATCCGCTACTTTCTCCCATGTAGAACCGTTATCATGCGAGATATACACAAGAAATGCCTCGACGGCTTCATCCACTTCCCATGTTGCTACAATTTCAGCATTATTCTTATATTTGTTCTTATAGGATCTTAGATTGCTCACCTCTACCATCGTTGTCGAAAGAGAAGAGTAATTTATTGTGGGGATCGTGTAGTCTTCATTGAAAACAGAAGCGTCATACTCAAGGCATGTAATTTTACGCCTCAATGTATTTCCGCTGTTTGACCTTGTGATGTTCTTTATCGTGAACGGCTTTACACCTGTTGTTACAGAAGATACAGCACATATATCGCCGACACCAGGTGCTTCTTCTGGCGTAGTAAGGGGTTTTACATAGATATACTCATCATCTTTGGTGACGGAACAATTCACCTGATACAGTTTGTCACTCTTGCTTGCCCGATAAGTCAATAGCCATTTAGGGATATTGGCGTCAAGGCTATCTGCCACAGCGGCAAATTTGTAAACACCGTTCTCTTTGGAAATTATCCTTCCAGACCATGACCATTCGGGGATATCATGAGAAATAAGCACTACATCTCCCACAGTACAAGCGATGGCGTCAACATCAGCCTCAAACGACACCGTTCTAATCAGTCGTTCATTACAGAACAGCTGGAATTTCCCGTATCTATATGCCTGCTTGTAATCGGTAATACCGTTACATGTTACTTGCGTGGTTTTATCATCATTGTCAGTATCATAGTCAGAACCATAAACAGTAACAGTGTCACGCTCATAGTTTTTATCCTTATTGGTGAATGTTACCTCAATAGCGTTGGCTCTGTCATTTGTCGGTAAAAATTCCTCATTAAATGTGCCTTTTATGATATTCCCCATGCCGAACATCTGAACAGGTTCGGAAATGGCGTCCCAAACTGGACCATATTTCGTTCCGAACAAAAGCACGACACCATAACCAATCGGGGATATATTTTCATTCACTGCGGAAAGGACATTATCAGCTTGCGACATTTCTATATTTATTTTCAGGTTTTTCCTGTCACAATATTTAGCCCATTCAGCAAAGCGATCATACAGCATTAAATCAGCAGAAGCACCACGGATATCAAATTCAAATTGTCCTGTGTGGTTATTCTTTACTCTGTACGCCTGATGAATGTAGTCATAAGCCGCCCATGCGGGATTGGTAGCGTCCTGTTGTTCATAATTTCCTGTATGCGGATTGTATGCCCATACTTTGGCTCTTGTTTTTAGGAATGTAACATTGGGAGAACCTGATAATTGCTCGGTGGCCAATCCTTTCATTGCCACAAGCGCTGTTCCTGGATAACGGAATCCGTCATAAACGACACCGCCAACCGCCGTCCAGTTAGTTTTGAACATGTTCCTGATGTTGTTAGGGTCACTTTCAGAATATCGAACAATTTTAATGCGGACATAGTATTCGTCAGGGTCAAGATGTTCAATGATATACTGATTTCTAATCGCTGTTGCTGTACTTCCTTCGATTTTTAGGTTATCGTTATAGGTTTTCCAGTCAGTATCAGATTTCTTTTTATATTGGATGGACAGCGCAAGTTCCACATGCCCAAGTCCGCCGTCATCGTTTTGGTGGTAAAGCCCATTCGGGCATTCGATAGATAATTGAATGGCTTCTGTGGCTGTACCTGTTACAAGGACTTCACGCCAAACAGAATCAGACAATTCGTAACCAAGCTGTGATTGAGATACGGTTTTATCAAAGCCAGGAATGATTGATTGTTCATTGTCTCCTGGTCTCGTTTCAATGGTGATATCCTTATACCGTTCATAAGGCGTGCTGTTGATCCTGATATCGGAAAATTCAAGTTCACCTTCCCCTGCGGCATACAGCCTGTGGAGATATTGTTTATTCCCACTGGTTTCTACAAATTGGGAAATAATCTGCCCGCCTGAAAGAACCGTACCATAAGTAATCGGCACAAATGCTCCCTGTCCGGTCGTGCTTGTTACGCCATCCCATGAATAGGTAGGGTCAGCCGAAACGTCTTTGCTCCCGATTTTAGAAGTGCCAAAGCAGCGCTGAATAAGCGAACCGCCCAACATCATAATTGCTCCGGCAACAAGATTTCCAATAAGCATTGAACCAAAGGTCGTACCCATGGCACCCCATGTACCGGTAGCAACCAAACCACCCACGCCAAACGCCACAAATCCTAATGCAAGCGTCGCAATCAGCCCAAGGAGTCCGCCCTTGCCAACAATTGGTGAAACAATGATGATATCTCCATCTTTTAGCCTGCGGTCTGCAATAACTTTTACTGGTACATATCTTGATTTCAAGCGTTTCTTTTTCAAGAGAGAACGTTTGATTTGTTTTTTGTAAAGAGTACAGAAAGCAGGTTCATAATACACTTTGTTGTCATTAATAGACGTGTTGTAGCCTGAATAGTCATCAGCAAGCGGACGTACATAATCTTCCACGCTCTTACCATCAATATATGGTAATTTATAGATTTCACGTCCGTTATCAGGCTCAAATACGTTTTTTACCAATACAACTGTAATCATTTACTTCCCCTGTATTCATAAAATCCTACAATCAAGTTGCGCCACATCGGGCTATCTATATGCTCTATCACAGCCCCTGTTTTTGATCTGGTATGCATGAACATTCCATCACCTATATACACGCCGCAATGGTTCACCATCGGTCGAGGAACGCCGTATCTTATAGCCACAATACATGGCGTTTTGGGCTTATCAAGGCGTTTCCACAACTTGTCTTCTCTCATTTGTTTACGAATGATTTTCGTGATGTTTTCTGTGTCATCGAAATCGGCGTTATACTCTGGAAGAGTAATATCGAATTTCTTGTAAACCTCCATAACTAATCCGTAACAATCCAACCCATCAAGCGTTCTGCCCCTGTTTGTAAATGGAATGCCAAGCAAATCACGAAGATTAATCATTTATACACACCGCCTTGATCAATACCAGGATACCCGCCAAAATTGGCTTTATTTCCATGTCTTCTGCAATCAGCTAATGTATGGTCACAAGTGGTCATAGCGCCCCTGTACCCGCAAATAGCGCTCTTATAGCACCTTTGGCAGGCATTTTTTAAATATCTCCTCTGCGGCATTTTCCTGTCAGGGGAATATGCGGGTCCAACCGTTAGTTTTATCCAATTTTCATCGGCATTTCCTTTTAAAACCTTGTACTTCTCTTCTATTTCAGGAATTTTTGAGGACAGGTTTTCGGTATTAACTATGTAAAGATTGATGATCGTTCCATTAAACCCGCCGAATTTCTCAAAATACCCCATCAATGCCTTTGTTACATTGGATACTTTAATTTCAAGGTTAGGGATAGAACCATCTGTTTCTTGAACGCTGTCTCCCAAAGATAATGGAAACGGTTGCCAAGTTTCACCACGCCATTGAACGTTTTCCGTGTTATAAGCTAAGTGAATAACGGTTTTACCGTCTGTCAAGTTCATCTGCATAAGAATGACATATACACTGTCGGCAAACTGTTTATTCTTCTCAAACTTCGCTATGTCTGATAAAGTGTTCATACTTCCTCCAGCGTCACAGAACCTTTATAGATCCCGATGACACTCAACTCAAAATCTCCCAATTCTTTCAGCCTTACTGTATATTTCTTCTTTGTTTCGGGATGTGTCCACTCAAACGGTTTTGCCCCCATAAACGTCGTCTTCCTGAAAAAATCAATCAAGGCGGTATACTGTACAATCGGCAAGGCGTCATACTGCAATGTAAATGTTACTCTGCTTCTTGTGAACTTTCTTCGTGTAATAACAGAACCGTCTTCCATGGTACTTCTAATCGTGTTGTCCTCGTATTTTTCTTTAAGAGGATAGGACGGTGGCATAATGTCCGGAAAAGTAATCATCATATCCCTTTCAATAATGTACGCATGCCCATTTTGTTAGTGGCAATGCCATTCAAAACAATGCTCAATACATAACTTTCTCCGTCAAAATTGATGTCGGAGTTTTCGGCGCTTATTTCATTCCCTGTGTTATTGGTAATGTTTACCGTGAAATTGGGCTTTCCTGTGCTTCCCGTGGGGGTATTCCCTACCATTCCACCAGTGGCAAAGCGCTTGATATATCCGCTGTTGATACTGTCAAGGAATCCAACCCCCACACGATTCACGGCGCTTGCATTTACCACATACTCTCCATTAGAAAGGTATGCAGGTATGCTGTCACTTGTGCTTGTGCCAGGACCAGTGATGTATCCACCAGTGGCAAATCCCATCGGACTTGCGCCAAACCCTCTTGTCAACCCGCCGATAAGATTAGACCAAATCCCGTTCATTGCCATTTTCATTCCCATGTTAAGGATGTTGTTAGCTAAATCCCTGAACAGGTTTTCAAGACGTTCTTTGACGCTCTTTGATTCAGTCAGCATATTCTGCCCAAAGCTGGTGAATGTAGACTTTATAGAATTATAGCCATCTTCAACAATAGAACCATAATCTAATACATCATTCCGCATGAGCTCTTTTATTTTTTCGCTCATCTGTGAAAAATCTCTATATCTGTTTTCGTTCAGTTTCTTTATGCTGTCGGAAAGCTGGCTTTCAACTTCAAGCCGCTGTATTGCGGTTAATTTGTCGTTTTCGGGCTTTTCTCTTAGCAGACCGATATATTCCTCAAGGGCGACACGGTTCATGCCTAAAATCTCATTCTGCGTTGCCTGTTCAGTGTAAAACAGGTTCTGGTTATGTTTCAGTCGTTCTTCAAGACGTTTTTCATCAAGTTCCTGCTGCTGGTTAAATGCTTCCATGCGAATTTTGGCTTCTTCCGCCGCTATCGCCTTATCTGTCGCAAGATTAGCCCTTGCCACCTCTTCTTTATCGGAAGTATCCCCTGCGATTGCCTTGTAAATCTCTTCACGGCGCTCCTTGAGTTCGGCAATCTTTTCTTCTAACTGTTGAGCAAGAACAGCGTCACGTTCATCACTCACCGCCGTAGAAAGCATATTGATTAATGTTTCAGAATCTTGTTTCCGCTGTCTTGTGGCAAGATTTTTCTTTGCCTCTTTCACTCTTTCATCAAAGAGTTTTTCATTCATGGAATTAGCAAGATCAACTCCATAAGGCGTATAGGTCTCTCTGCTCGTGGGCGCAAGATTAACGCTCCCCTGCATTTGCGCCATTGAAATATATCCGGATACAGGCTTTCCATAGTAGGTATCTTCCTGTGAGGCGTCTACATGGACTACCCCGTGGGTATCACTGGAGATATGCCCGCCTGCGCCATCAGAAATCCCAATATGTTCATCGCCGCCCCAGATGACAAGGTCTCCGTTTTGCGGCACGTATCCGCTGTCTCTTCCATAGTAAGCGTCTTTATTTTGTGCACTGTTTATAATATCAGGCACCCAGCTTGAATTAACGCTGTCAACCCCTACTGCTTTTGCTATTCCTGATACAAATTCGGCGCAAGTATTCACGCCCCACTGTTCACCCAAGTGGTTAGCGGCTTCTTCTACCATAGAGGCATTACCGCCGCCAGATGCCAAAGCAAGTACAGACGGCTTTATGCTCTTTAACGTCGTTTTGCTTTCCGCAATGTTCTTTTGTGTTGACATGAAAGATTTTCTTGCGCTGGCGATATCTTCATCATATTTTGAACCGTTTATCTTCATCAGCTGTTCTTGCAATGAGGAAATAATGTCTCTCATTTTTGCATTGGCTTTGTTGATGAGGTCTCCGTTCTGCTGTAATACAGAATTGTATTTCTCGTGTGCGTCAGCGGCTTTCTTTGCAGTTTCCTGATCTTCTGCTCCGTCCATATTGCGGTAAGATATGTCATTAGCCCGCCCAAGAATACCGTTCATCTGCGAAGTGACACGTTCTGATCTCTTTAGCGCTTCCGCCTGTGCCTGCGCTTCTCTTGTAATTTCCCTCTTTTCAAGTTCGGAATCATAAGCGTATCTATCAAAGCGATCCTTTATTGAATCGCCCATTGCCATCCATCCTGGGGATGATGTTACTTCTTCCCCAAATTCATCCGTATAGGTTTTACTACCCCATACATAGTATTTGCCGTCTTTGTTTTTGGTTACTCTGGTACCGTTATCAAGGGTAATGTCGTTTTCTTTCATAGCGGCATTATTGTCCATTTTTGCACGGTACATTTCATATCCTGCGTATCCCGCAACAACGGCAAGCCCGAGCCATCCGCCGGAAAGCGCATATACAGCGGCAGTCATCCCCTTAATCCCTCTGGTGACTTTTGCCATCATGCCAAGCTGTGAAGTCATCGCCCTATTGGCAACAACCCCTGTTGATGTAGCGGCAGCGCCCACCATGGCATATTGAGCCTGCTGTACTTTCAATGCGGCAGTCGTTTTAGCGGCAGCGGTGCTTTTATTGTTTTCTGCACGCTGAATAACATAGCCTGCTTCGGCAGAAGCGACCATGTTATTTCTTACGGCTGCCTGCTGTACTCCATAAGCCGCCGTCGTTCTATATGCGGCAGAAGCAACCGCATTTTCAGCGGCTACCTTTTCGGCGGCTGCTGCGGTATACACTCCTGCTTCATTCGCAATATTGCTGTAATTGCTTGTTACACCTGCGCCAATTCTTACGGCTCTGTTTTGGGCACGCTTGCTTTCCGCAATAACAAGGTCATTGGCAAGCTTAACTTTCTTTGCCAGTTCCTTATTGCCTTTAACCATCGCCGTTGTCTCTTCATTAACGGCGTCAGTTATAGCCTTCTGCTGAACCATGATTTCCCGTCCGGCAGAAGCGGCTATTCGCTGTACTACTCCCTGTGCAGCTGCCTGCTGATTAAAGGCAAGTGTCACACCATTTACAAACTCTCTGGCTTTGCTTGTAGCCGTGAGGAGCGCATACAGTTCAATACCTTCTCTCAAGTGGTCTACCGCAAATTTGATGGTTTCAAGAGAAGCACCGCCCACATTAAGGGCAGACCCTACATTCCCTATATCTGAAATCAGTCCGCCTATTTGCTGTTCAGCAGACACAATAAGATCATTCATCTTTTTGAATGTTTCCATGGCGTCATTTCTGATATAGATTTCCTGTGTTTTAGTGTCAACAATGACCAACCGTTCAGCGACCGCCTGTATATCTTCTTTTATTGTGTCAAAAGCACCCTTCATGCTCTCGCCGCCCACACGTGCAACGGCTTCTTTCAGGTGGTTTACACGTCCTTCCCATGTCTCAAGGTACTTTGTTGTAGCCATAACTTCACCTTGAAGGCGCATGTTGAGGTATTCAAACAGTTTCCCCTCTGCGGACGCTTTTTTAACTTCCGCCCCAGTGATCCCAAGTACCTGCCCCATTTTGGTGCGGGAAACATTAAGACCGCTCATGATATCGGAAATATCACGCATTAGGTTAGTGTCATTCAGCCCTAACATCTTGCCTACTGCGGTTAAAGGCGCAAGAAGTTTTGTGTACTGTTCGATATTCATGCCACCACGGAGCGCTGGTGCCAGCCCTGCACGGAAGACATAAGCCAGTTCCTTTGTACTTACACCTGTTGCGATAGCCTGATCAGCAAGTTTCTTCATCAAGCCCGTACTCATGATGAGTGCGTCATTCCATTCTAAATCCTTGCCGTCAATCTGCCCCACGGACATCAAAGTACCGGCAGTGGCAATCGCCCCCTGCTGCATGATTTTATAGTAATCAAGGATTTCTTCCGTTGCCTTGCCGACGGTTTCAGTAAACCCATAAATGCCTGTTGCGGCAGCGGCAAATCCTGTTAAATTCATAAACAGACCGTTCATTCTGCTTGCAGATTCGCCAAGTCCGCCGATAGAGTGTTGTGCTCTTTCAGCGGATTTAACCAACCGTGCAAACGCAGGGGAAGCGGCGTCTTTCGCTGTTATTTTTATTTCTACATCATTTCTTGCCATCGTCTTCCTCCTGCTTGTTCAGTCGTTCTAATTCGTAAGTCTCAAGCTTTTTCAGCTTTCTTATCGTTGCGGGATTCATGTCAACGTCCATTGCTTTAGCGATGTACGCTACCGCTGTATAGTCAAGACCAACTACTCCCCCAAAGGAAGTACGCCATTGTGTACATGCGGCGTTCCATAATTCCCACACTTTTATATTTTCAGGGAACAGCTTAGGCGGGCGGTCAGGACAGTTAGCACACTTTTTCATATTCTTACCATATCCACCGCAAGCGGCGTCACAATACTTTCTGCCTACTACCGCCCATTCCCAAGCGTCAATCAGTTTTTTTCGATTAATTCATTCCCATAAGTCAGTCCAAGGGTAAAACCCGCAAAGATATTTACCACATTACTGGGCACGTCATCCCAGTCAAAATCAGGATAAATGTGATCGATAATCCAGTCCGTACATTTCATTTCCAGAACGGGAACAATGGTGTGATCATCTACTTTAGGCTGGTATAAATCATATCCGGATTCCGTCAATGCTTTGCGTTCTTTTCTTGTAAGCGCCCTTACCTGCGGAAGTTTCCCCTCTTTCATCAGGCGGAAGAGTTCGTCTCTTACAGGATTCCCAGAACTCTTAACTTTTTTCACTGCCATAGAAACCTCCATTAATAGGACGCAACGTCATTGATTAACGTTGCAACAATAGCGGATTTCTGTGTGTCATCGGAGAAGAACGCCTGGAACTCCGTGTCAAGAGTAATGCCTTTAGAACCGCTGATTTCAGGGGATTTCCGCTGTAACTGTACTTCGGGAAGAAGCAGTGACAAAGAGAATTTCCCTGCTTTAAACAAGAGTTCAAGGCTTGTTTCTGTTCCGTTAATTGCAAGATTCAGCAAATCCAGCCCTGTAAACAGTGTGGTAAGAGAACCGGACAGCCCCATAACACCTTCATTGATTGCCGGACGTGTAGACTTACCGTTCAGACAGTAGGTATCTCCGTCCAATCCGCAATCAATATCAAGGCTCATCTTTCTGCCGGTACCAAGAATATTTCCGCCCTGTTTGATCGTTGCGTTGATGTTATCAAAGCGGAATACCGGCTGCATTTTGGCATTTGCATTAATGGTGGAGCTTTCGATAGTTTCGTCAGCCGCCATCAAGTCAGCCTGCACAGTGGTTTCGTTATTCCCTACTTCTGCGTTGAACTGCAATTTGCTGATTTTACAGCCTGTATAAACGGTATATTTACCAATATCGTTAAATCCTTTTTCCATTGTGAAGGAAGGCTGTTCTTCCGTGAGTTTAAATACATGGGTATAAATCTTCCCGGAAGCGTCGGCACTTGTAGTCGGTGCACCAAACACACCTTTCAAAAGATACCCGATGTTCCTTGCGCAAAGCGGGATAACAATGTTCCCAGATACGTCAATCTGCCCAAGTCCAGGCTGTACAGGATTTCTTGTTCCTGTAATGGTTCCTGGAGTGATAAGAGACTGGGTGCTGGATAGCGTATTGGAATTGAACGGTAATTTAATAACTTTTGCCGCGGCGGTCTGTTTAGTGCCGTAGCTGTCCTCAAACCCAAACAAGGTTGAAGATTTCATACCTTTAGCTTGTGTTGCCATATTTTTCTCCTTAGTAAGTTAATTCTTCACCCATTGCTGGTGTGATTTCTACTGTAATATCTAACAATGCCGCAAATTGCGGGAATGTGGTTTCAGGCATAACATCCGTATCAACATGCATTTCGTGTTGTTCACAGCCATCTTGCAGTTCACATGCAACCAAGTCGGAAATCTCGTTGATCTCATAACTTCCCGTCACTCGAATCACCTTGTACGGCTCATAGTCTTTAGGGTAGAGTGTTTGATTGTCAACCTTTTTGTTCTTCTGTGAGATAACAACCACAACAAGAAGTTTATAAGTGTTGCTCGGCTCCATCCATTCACTTTTCCCTGTCGGGATAATCATGATGTACGGGCAGTTTGGTGCTTGCGGCGGATTCTTCGGGTCTGCGCCGATAAAGAATTTTGGCGAACGGTGATAATGCTTCTGGCAATAGTCCTCAAGCAGTTTTGATTTTTTCAACACGTCAAGCCACTTTTCGGCAATAGCGTTGAGTGAAAGTGTCATATTCATTATCTATACCTCGCCAGCCTTGATTGACTTCTTTCGGTATTACCATTGATGTAAGAAGTAATCTTTTCGTTAAAATTCTTCACTGCCGCCCTGTGGAGTGCCGCCATCATCGGGTCAAAAGTAGGACGTGCAGGAGTTCTAAACTTCTTTTTGCGGCTTGATAAGACAATTCCTGCCGCCGCATAAGCACGCCTTATTCTCGGTGTTACAGCGGATTCAAAACCTTCTTGCAGTTTTTTACCAAGTTCAGCGGATGACGGTGATAACCATCCTATCTTTACATATCCCATAGCAGCTGTCTTACCGCTGTATTCAACGGCTTGTTTTAGTCTGCCCATGAGTATATATCGGCTTTTTCCGCCAGAATGCAGGTTCTGTTCAATAGAACGGCGTGTCTTCCCTGTGATTGCCAAAGGCTTATATGAAGCACCGCCAGGAGCTTTAGATTGAATGCCATCCCTAATCATCTTCCGCAACATAAAGCCTGTTGATTTCAGTGCGGACTGTTTCCACCTCGGCATTTGCTTTTGCAGTGCCATTGCAAGCGGAGTGGCACCGTCCTTATACTCAAGTTCAAAGGTAATCACGGGAAATCTACCCCCGTTCTGCCTTGCACACAGCGAATAACGGTCATGCCTAATGTCCTTGCATGGACACTGTAAAATGGATATTCTTCATTGTTGTAAATGATGGTATCCCCCGATTGGGGGAAGGGGATATCTTCATCTTTTACGGTGAATAAAGCGTCCAAGTATGAACGGTTTTTCCGTTCTGCGTCAGGCATTCTTGCATTCGCCGTTCTTACAACCGCTACGATCTCTTTTTCGGTACCGTCTACAAATCTATACAGGACTTTCTGCCCTGTACCATATTCGGTATCAAAGAGATTGGCGTGTAAATCAGATTGGATATCCCCTAAGGTGTTCATTTTACCCTCGATTAAAATACTTTGAGTGAATAGAAAGAATCAATATCTTCCACAAGCGGTACTGCACGGCTTGCAAGACGAACGTTCTTTGTGTCAGTGCCTTCATCTGCCCATTCTTTAGGAACGAACAGCCCGGAGAATGTAGTATATTCACCACCAACAAGCTGGGTAATAGCACCGGACAGAAGCTTACCGATACCCGGTTTTACAAATACGACATACCCGTCAGGAATGAAATACTGAACCGCTCCTGCGTCATCTTCATATACGGCGTCATATCCAAGGATTTCAATTTCGCCCGGATTAGCAAACGCATAATGGGTGAGACTTTCTCCATAAGTCTTTGGTCTTGCAGTAATAAGCTGCGCAATCACGCTGTCCGGGATATTCAGCTTTTCTTTTACAGATTTATTGCTCATAAACGCTTTGGCAGTATTGGAGTTCATGATTGCCATTGTGGGAGTATTCCCCGTCTTGCTCATGTCAACTCTAACCTGGTTAATCTGCCCCCACACATCGGCGGTGTCTTTCGTCCACTGGTCAGCGGCTGCCGCTGTCTTCTTATTGGTGAATCCAGGAAGCGTAACAGTATCTTTAATAACAACTGCATTATCGCCATCATCAGCGACACCCTTGACTTCAAAAGCACCATTAACAAGAAGCTGTGCGCACATCCATTCAAAACGGCGTTCAATCATGTCGTGGAGTTCTTTGTAGTCTCTTACACGGATTTCCTTTGCACGGTCTGCTTCGGATTTCGGTTGGAGCGGATTTTCCCCAAAAGAACGTGTTTTGAGGTCTCTTACACTAAGCGGACGTTTCAGGGAAATAAAAGGCGGAGTATATTCACGGGTCTGGAAAGAACTGCGTGCGGATACTGCCGTGTTTCCAGGTACAACAAACGGTGCCATTTTCTTTGTACCTTTCCGATAGTCCATAATTACGCTTTCCGTAGTAAACGGGATTACTTCTCCAAAGAATGTTTTTCTAAGGAAATTGTCAGGCTGAAAATATTTTTCAAATCCTGCAATCCATGTTTTAGTCTGGTTGATATCAAGTACATTAGCCATTATTTAGCCTCCTGTTACATTGCATGCTGCATATAAATGCCAGCGTCTTCCAATTCAATCTGATGGGCAGCGACGGTATCCCCGGAAGCCGCAATCAGTTTTTCAATAATAAACATGCCAGATGTGTAAACGTTGACAACGGTATCTGCCGCCGTAGTGTCGTGTGCCAGAATGGCACTTGCAACCTTACCTTTAGCCGTAGCCGCATATTTACCGCTTGTTCCGTCCAAAGTAAGCAATGTTCCAGCTTTCATTACCGCTCCTGCGGAAAGAGTTACGTTTCTGTGATGTACAGGATGGTCTCCTGCAATCAGTCCATCAAACGCAACATCACCAATGTTTTTAAACAGTTCTGCCATTATTTTTCTCCTTTCATGACAACACCGAACGCATTACTAATTTCTTCGCATTCTTTGTCTTCACTTTTTTTATTTTCTGCTTCATGCGGTACAGGTTTTACTCCATCCGCTCCGGAATTAGCAAAATCCTGAATCGCCTGATCCACATAGTTAGATGTTTCGGCGTCTTTCGGTTTTGCCTCTTTGATTGTGTCTACATAGAAAGAGATTTCATCGGCAGTTTTGCCTTCACTCTTTGCATGGTCAACAATCTTCTTGACGGCTTCTGAACCGTCATTTAATGCGTCAAGGGCAATCATACGTTCCCTTTCCGCCTTTACCGCCTCATCAACGGCGGCTGTGCCTGCGGTTTTCGCCGCATTTTCGATTTCCTCTACAAGTGCCGGGTATGCCTTGCGGAGTTCCTCTGTGTCCTTGAATACGACTTTATCTGCCATATTCGTCTCCTTCCTGTCCACTTTGGACAACTCAATATATTTCATCAATCCGGCACTTGCAATGTTAGCCGAGTTGACGATAGCGTGATAATTGGCAACGTTTTTAGCACTATTCGTTATCCCAAAATCCATAATCCCTGTGGCCAATCCCTCATCTACTGCTTCTTGCGGTGTCATTTCGGTTTCCTTGTCCATCAGGTCAGACAGATGGTCTTTGTCTAATCCCGTAGCCTGTACATATATACTCAAGATGTTGTCTTTTACCTTATCCAGCGTATCAGCCTGTTTCCTTAAATCGTCGGCATATCCGAACACACTGCATAACGGGTTGTGAACCATTAGCATTCCACCAGGTGACATTTCTCTTTCATCGCCCGCAAGGAACGGCATAACAGCCGCTGAATATACTTTTTCGCCATAAGTTTTAACCTTGCCGCCTGTCTGTCTATGCTCCATGAGTGCGTCATACATCCCCACTCCGGCAAAAACATCTCCGCCGTAACTGTTAATTCGTACTTGAATGTCTTTGCCTGCGTACTCTTTCAGTTCTTTCCTGAAATTATTAGGACTTTTTCCGCCAAGCCACCAAAGAAGAAACTCACTGTTCGTATCAACAAGATCTCCGTCAATCGAAAGCTCAACAACATCTCCCTTGTTCTTGAAGTTCCAGAATTTACTCATCCTTAGTCTCCTTTACCTCCGCTTTAACTTCCTCTGCATATACAGGTAAACCTGCTTCTTTAAGCTGTTTATTTTCAATAGCAAGGCGGGCAACATTATCGGAGAACGATGTTCCCGAAAGCTCCGCACATTCCTTTTCACGTGTACTCAATCCTAATTTAATTCTCTCTGCCCCTGCCTGTGCTTCTTTCACAGGGTCAATCATACCCATAACTGGTCCGTACCAATTAGCAGAACAATAAGCGGCTCTCACAAGCGGATTTTCAAAGAATCCAGGAGCCTTTATATATCCTCTTGCCACGGCTTCTGAAAGCCACATTTCATACACAGGCTGGCATAAATCATTGGCAAACCATGTTCTGTATGTCTTAAACCCCGCCCAAGCCTGTAACAGTGCAGCCCTGCTGGCGCTGTAAGAGGAATTAAACGCTTTTGTCAGGACTTCGGCAGGCTGCCCGATTGCCGACCCTATCATTTTTATTAATTGATTCGTAAATGGGTCAAAAGTGGATAAATTCTTGCTTGCGTCTATTTCCTTTACATCCCAGTTAGGCGGAAGCGCATTCAGCGTACCTGGACCCAACTTGAACTGTATTTTTCTTAATTCATCGGCTGTTGCCGTTTCAGAATCATTACCCTGTCCGCCGTTCAGACTATCAAGCGGGAATACTTTGTCATGTGCCTGTGTCTGCGTGAAGAATAATGTGAAGAAAGACTTTATGATCGCCGTTGTCAATTCGGCGTCTGTGTATCTCCCCACCTGTTTCAGCGTGGTAATGACATTGGCAAGATAAGGTATCCCTCTATACTGGTCGGGTCTTGTCTCATGGCTTATCTGCAATACATTTCTATTGCCCGTACTCTCGCCAAACGCCTTTACTCTTGCCCATGCGGGAATAGTTCCGTCAGACACTCTGTCGTTTGGGTACTTATTGGCAATATGATAAGCAACCACCGCTCCATTTCCATCAATTTCAACGCCTGAAACAATTCTGTTTCCGTTGTCTTGATTGTATTGATAAACATTCGATGTAGAACCGCCGGAATATGGATTGCACACTCTTGACGCTTCTACAAGCTGTAACCGCAAGTAAAACGGCATAGCCGCATTCGGCGTTTCCTGTTTAATAACAGCGAAGCTGTCACCATCAACCAAATAACTATTAAAGGCTATATCCTGCATGTCATAAAAGTTATTCTTGTGCAAGATGTCAGCAAATACGCTGTTTGCCCACAGGTCAAAGGCTTCTCTTGTGACAAACGACCATTCATCCGCTTCTTCCGGCGTCATTTTTAGCAATCTGTATTTTGGAGATGGCGCTAAATGTAATCCCGCCCCTACTACATACTGCCTTGCGTTTTCAATCGCTCCAGAAGCAAGCGGAGACCCACCCATCGCCAGTTCAGCACTTCTGCCTCTTAATGTTGAAAGGTTATAGTCAATATCAGACTGCGGGCTATTCCTGTCGGGAAGCCATGACGCCATACTCCCTACAATGGTATTTGCCCCAGTAGCGCTATATCCGCTGTTCTTTACTGATGTATTCTTTTTTGCCCAAAAGTTCCAGAATTTACCCATATCAATAATCCGTCAGTACAACTTTACGCATGGAAGACGGTGCTAATTTGTCGCTCCCATCATCCATACCCTCTACAATGCCATCTATGCCATCACGGATGTTTCTCAAAGAAGCACGTTGCAGGCTCACTGTTCCATCATCAAATTTCTGTGCGGTCAGCGTCTTTTCTTCTGCCGCAAGATAGGCTTTCAGTCTGCGGTTTCGGACTTCCTTTTTAGTTAATTCATCAGCCATTTAGAATACGCCTCCTTGTGAAAAACAGCCGTAACTCGGTGCCTTTTTAACCGGTTTCTGTTCTACTTCCCCACGCCGCACTTTTTCATAATGCGTCCAATCGGGGGCAATAGACTTTATACATGCCAAATTATAGTTTTTGAGATCCAAGGGCTCATTTCTGTGGTCTTTGGCGATATTTACCCACACAGATACAAGTTTCCCTTTTACCAATTTCTGTTCCAATTGTTCTGAAAGCAAACCTTTGAAGTAGTTTTCGTCATATCCACGCCCCTCATTGTTCGGGAAATGCATATAACCCTCTCCATATTCAAGAATGCTTAGACGCTGGAATATATATTGCTTAGCTTGAGATACCCCAAGCAGAAGTAATAACAAATTATCATGGTTTTTAGCGGCTGCCGTCTTATAAATAATTGGCACATTGAACTCACTTGCGCCTTTTATGGCTATGCGCTGTTTATGCGTGTTTCTTGCGCAATAGTCATATACTTCATTGGTATAACTGCCGCCTGTATCAATGAATGTTCTTGATACGACTATCCCTGAACCGTCTTTAAAGTGGTACGTGCGGTCAAGGACTAAATCTAATGCTTCCCATGTGGATTTCTGGTCAGGAACCCCAATAATGATTCCTTTCCTGATTCCCCATGTTTCTTCTCCACGCCCCCAGCCTGCAATTTCATACTCCAAACGGTTGTTCTGTACATCGACCGCCGCCGTAAGTATCAAGACACCATCGGGCACTTCCGCCTCATAAAATTCACGTCTTTCAACAAGCGCTGATACATCTTTCATCTTGCCTACCGGCTTATATACTTCCGCAAGACGTGTATTCACAAAGGTTTTAAGTGTTTCTACATCGGATTTAGCTACAAGATACTCTGCAATAAGCACGCTCCAGTCAAGCCATGGGGAACTGAATGCGTTTACATGGAACGACCTCACGTCTTTTATATCGGTATTATCCGCAATGTATTTCTGCGGTGTGGATTTCATCTGCGGTTCTGTAAACTCAAAGCCGCAATCAGGACATCTCCATTTAACGTCTTTCACATGGTATGACTTGCGTTCTTTAACGGTAAATTCGTCATAGTCGTACTGCATGTCATCCATATCAAGCCAATGCCACTCTTTACAGTTAGGACACTGGTGCTTCCACTGTTCCTGGCTGCCAAGCATATATTCACGATATATACGGCTTGCTTCGTCAGTAGGCGTTGAGAACATGCCTATTTTGGCGTCCCAGAAATTAGAAGTACGTTTTATGGCAAGGTCAACAGGATCGCCTTCGGTGCCGGCACTTTTGGCGAACCTGTCTACCTCGTCACAAAGGAGGATTTTTATGCTTCTCTTAGCTAAGCCGGAAGGTGCGTTGCTTCCGACTAATGCCAAGTAGCCGCCTGGAAATAATTTCTTGAGGATAGTGTTGTCGCTATCCCTGCTTTTCTGCTTATATACAATGTCGTTGAGGATAGGTGTTTTTGCCACCGTTGGCGTGAATCGTTCTTTCGACCAATCTCTGGCGTCCTCAATTGTCGGCTGCACCATAAGCATGGGCGATGGGTCTAAATGCATGTACCGCCCAATAACATTGAACAGTATCTCCGATTTGCCCATCTGTGCCGCAAACATAGCAATAACCTTTTTTACATTAGGGTCTGTAAATGCCTTTTGCGGATCTATCTGATACGGTGCTCCATCACTGCTCCATTTGCCTGGATGGGCTCCATAATCATCAGGAATATATCTATACTCTTCCGCCCATTCAATGACAGAAAGGTCTTTGGGCGGAGCAACCATAGCAAGCAGGTTTTGAAATAAGTCAATCGTCTTTTTCGGTATCACTGATGTTATCCCCCAGCTTAGCCGCGTCAAATTGGCTCAATTCCAAAAGCCCGTCATTAATTTCTTTTGTCAGTATTTCAGAAATCTTAGCAGCGGACTTCCCCTCAAGCTGTTTTGCCAGCTTATGAGGCATAGAAAGCATTGTCCTTTTAAAAACAACAAGAATGTTGCCTACCGCCATCTCTATATCATCGGTAGAGTGGACATCTCCCCTCTTTTTTGCAAGCTCCAGTTCTGCTGTTTCCCTTTTGGCTTTTTCTAAAAGGGTATGTTCTTTATCAAAAGAAACGGTTGCACTCTTTGATTTGTGGTTAAAGTATCGCCTCACACATTCAACGAGACCATATTTATTCTGTCCTCGTTTTTCTACAACACTTTCACCCACAAGCTGGCGCAACCTTGCTGTGGTAATTCCTAAAACAAGAGCCATTGAGGACGCTGAAACTATCGTTTCTTCCGTTATTTTTTGTAATTTAACGTCATTTTCAAACGACAATTCCGATTCCACCATCCTTTTATATATTTTACTCTTATTTTCTTCGTTTTTCTTCCGTTTTCTTCAATTTACTATATTATACCACAAATGTAAACCCCTGATGTGCGAAAGTATCGAAAACTTTTGATATCTACATGATTATCGGGGGCATGGCGACCGTTGCGCTCTCGTTTTATCTGCTGGAAGTACCTTAAAATCAGACAAATTACAGTTATGTAGTATACTATGTGAATTATTATCTAATCTTGCTTGCCTTGAGTTATTACTGTAATTGTCAATCTGTATAATCAATCTACTGTCATCTATGCAATAAAAAAAGACAGACTGCTTATTGTGTCAGTCCATCTATCTTGTATCTGTGTAATTGTCTTATCTGTTATTGATTATCACGCTTTTTAAAAACTATGTCATATCCTAAAGCGTCCGCTATGTTATATAGCTCTGTTGCTCTCATGCTCTCTTTTATAATTTGTTGTGATAATGATTGTTGCGATTTCCCTAAACCTTCCGCAATTTCCGATATCGTTTTGCCATTATCTTTTATCAACCTTTTTACAATCCAATAAAAGTCGCCTTTTCTCAATTTCATAAGTAGCGCCTCCGTCCTTTCTGTTGTGTATTTTACCACGTTTTAATTGTAAAAACAAGTATAACATTTATAAAATAAACATAAATTACATCTTTTTGCTTGATTTTACAAGTTTTTTATTGTATAATGTATACAGATAAAAGATGTGGTTCCCGCAAAATGCGGGAGAAAAGGAGAAATAAAAATGGCAAAAGCACATTATGAAAAAATTATGGCGGGACGTTCCGCCTTTGTATGCGGGCTTACCGTTACCCGCATTGCGGGCGTTCTGTCCGCAAAACATCACGGAGACGGAGACAATCGTTTCCGTCCCATCAGGGCGATTGACTTTGCCGCCCTGGTTGCGGCAGACGCCGCATATATCAACGGGCTCAAGGTAGCCCGTGCAGCTTATGGGCGGTAATACCGCCAACGCCAGCCCGCCGTGGCGTAAAGTTCGGCGGTGAGTGTTGAGTTTTCGGCAACATCGGACTTGATTCCGATTAAGACAATCAAGAGTTACACGGCTTACTTAACAGCCGATTAAAAAGAAAGGGGGATGGTGTGAAAAAGGCAATAAAAAAGCGCCAGCTTGTAGATTTTATACAAGTTGTCGGCGCTATCAGTAGCCTAATTTCCGCCGTAGTCGCTGTGGTGCAGTTGATTCGCGGAAATTAAGCCTCCAGGGGTAGGTGCCGGTTTATTCCGGCACTGTAAATCCCTTTTATTGCCTACATCATACCAAAAAAAATATGAATTTGTCAAGGATTTTGAACTTGACGGTTATTATTTCCGGATTTGTTGTGTTTTTATCCGGTGATAACAATGTTTTTACCGCTCTTGCTGTCGCTTGTGCAGTAATCGGATTGGTTTTCGGAGGTGTTGAAAGATGAGATTTTACTTAAATGACGGAAAGAAAATCAATGTGCGCATTGACGAAATTACCGATAATGCGTACATGTATATCGGTGAAATTGACGGGGAACAGGTGTTCTCTGAATGGGCAGATTCTGAATGGTTGACGGAAAAGGTTGATCAGTGCGACTATCACGACGGAATCTCTCAAGCAGACTATGCGGAATTGTGTAGTCGAATTGACGAAGTCGTGACAGCGTTAGCATTGACGCTTGACGCTAAAATTTTTTCAAGCAATTACTGTGTATCAGGTTTTTCATGCGATAGCGATAAATTGAAAAATCTGATTGAAAAAGTGTTTTAAAAATCGTGATTAAATTTTGGAGGTATAAAAAATGAAAAAGATTGTAAATCCGTGCAAATGCAAATTATATGATATGCACAGCAAAATTATAGAAGTCCCCGCTTTTGTAAAAATTGAGTATAAAGAAAAAAAGCCCGGGCAGAAAGTGTTATCAATTACCGGCGTTGTCGGTCCAATGCGAAATGACGATTGCCTCGGAAGTTGCGGACAATGTATTGATGAGATTAGCGGCGGAATTCCGGCTGACAGCTGGGATGTCGATATGATTAAAAAATTATGTAAGATTTGGGAACTGTGGCACTTGAACGATATGAATGCCGCGTGTGAACATCAGCGAGCGGCTGGCTGGATTGAAAAAGCAAAAATCGTTGTTAAAATGTACGAACACACAACAACGACGGACGCCGGCAAGAAAAAAAGAGCAGCCGAAAATGCAGCGCTTGAGGCGTTGCGTAACGGTGAAACATTTACACCAACGGCGGAGCAGGTAAAATATGCAAATCTTAAAAACTTTATAAAAAGTCATTTGTCTGAAATTAACGAAAACTACAAAATTTACAAAACAGAAGAAAAAGCGCTTGGCTGGCTAAGTCCGAAAGAACATCCCGAAGGAATTTTGGGGAAAGAATGCCCGGTATGCGGTCACAAATACGGCAGCGGCTGGCTCTATGAAGAAGTGCCGGAGGACGTTATAAATTGGTTGTTTAATTTGCCGGATACAAAAATAAAACCAGCATGGGTATAAAATCCCCAAAAAAAGGTTCTCTGTCAAAAAGAAAGGATGTAAAAATGACAATAAAAGCCTCAAAAAAAGACGTACAGAATAGTTTTATCTGCTATTCCGTGGATTATGCCAAGTTGCAATCATTGTTTTACTTTAAAACGCCGCTTGCACACACAAAAGGGACATATGGATGGTACGCGGATATATATGTGTTTGAGCCGAGAGAAATCGGATATAAGCCGATAGCGATTGTTAGCGGTTATAAACCGTTCGGCGCGAAAATCACAGAAGAAATAGTCGATAAATACGAAAAACGCGCGAGAAAATTACTGTACGGGTCTGATCGTGTTTCGACAAAAGTTACGAAACTAAACATACTCATAAATGCATTTTTAAAAGAAGTGCAAAAATAGCATTGACAGTTGTAGAAAAGTTTTTTTCGGCCGTGTGAAGTTTTTTATGAGGTAAACAATTTATAATTTTGGGGCTTTTATGCCCCGTTTTTTTAGAAAGGATTGATTTTTAATGGCTGGATATAGAGGATTCTCAATGTCAAATAATGCGGTTGACGCATATAATTCGGGTGAAAAACCGTTTTCAAAATGGACAAAAAGCGAAATTTTGAACGAAATCGAAAGCTTAAACGTTAAAACTTTTGAGCTATTTAAAAAAATGAAGGTAAAAACGTTAAAAAACAACTTTTTATACAAATCATCATGGCATCACTCAAGTAAATTTTACAACGAGGTCGATTTTTATTCTGTCGATATTGATAAAATTGAATCGGTTTCAGAAAAAGAATTAAATGAACTTTTAAATGCTTCTGTAAAAAAAGAAAAGGAAAAAGAAGTTATTGGCGAAATCACTGTGCAAGTTTGGGGCGGAACAAGAAACCATCCGAAAATAATCGGTTATGACACACAAAAAGGCATTGTAAAAGGTGATTTTTTATACTTTGACGGCGGGCGGTATAAAATAACGGCGCACAAAGTCGTTTCATTCAAAATCATAAGCGACTAATGCGGCTTTAATGCCGCTTTTTGTCGTGCATTTATAATTTTCGATGTTTTTAAATCGTTTTTAAGGCGGTTATTTTAATGGTTTTGATGTACTTATCAAAAAGGTTGCGGCGGGCGGCTTTAAGCACCATTTTTGGATATGTCTATATTCCCCGTTGCACTGTGCGCCATCGGATGTATACCCCAAGGGGTATGGATTGTTCCGATATACATATACCCCTACATGTATTATGCTTATACCCCTATTGGTATTCTGTACCTAAATTTTCAGATACCCCGATTTTGTGGTTGAGGAAATTTTGTAGAAAGTGGTTGATCAGGATTTTTGTTGACAGGGGTTTTCTGGTTGACAAGGTTTTTCATCGAGTTGTTGACAAGGCGGTGTTTGTTGATGAAGTTTTTTATTGAAGAGGTGTTGACGAGTGAAGAGGCGTCTTTATATTTTGATGTAAATCCGAAAACTCTTAGAGGTGCTTTTTACGGCTGGCATGGCAAAGAATCTCCTTTTAAAAATAATGAAGTCCGTAAATCAGGCAGCACTATATTATTTACCATTCGTGGGTTACAGCGTCTTTATATGCAAAAACAGGATATCCCGATTAAATCTAAAAAGAAATACTCTTTTTCGGACATCATGACACCAAAAGAAGCGTCTTCCATCTTCGGTGTTACTCCTGCCTTGATTCGCTTTTATTGCAAAGGCACAGTATCCAATGGGATTACATATCCGCCAAAGTTAAAAGAATTTGAGTATCGCAAATCAGGGAGCATTTTGCTTGTTGCTCTTCCAGCGCTCCGCCGTATTTTATCCACAAAGTGCATATAATTTATTTCGAAATATGCATTTTATAAATAAGTTATGATAAATTTGCATAACTATTCATTTTGTAATATAAAATGCCGTGATTATATGTATCAAAATTCCAGTTTATGAATAATTCTATAAAAATCTAAATATTCCCTTTGGGAAAATCCCCTTGAAAGGATTCCCTGAAAATCCCTTGAAAAGGTTCCAAATTCCCCTGAAAAAGGTTCCCCTTGAAATTCCCCAATGAAAGGTTCCTCCGAATCCCCTATAAAAGGTTCCTCCGAATCCCCTATAAAAGGTTCCCATCCAAAAAGGCACGCCATTACAGCGTGTCTTTCACTTTGTTTATTGTTACTGTTTTTATTTCATCTGCATTAACAATTATTGGCGGGAGCCATTTAAGCCTACGTTTCCCTTTCTTTTCTCCGTAAAGGAATGTGTGCCAATGCGCCCTTCTTACATGCATTACAGGGGATTTATGGTGTCCTCCCTGTGGTTCTATATAATCATACTGTACGGATTTTCTAAATTCCCTTATCTTCGCCCCTATGGTTTTTCCTACATTGAAAAGTTCCACCTCGCTGGGAATATCCTTTATCTTTCTTGTCCGCCTGAAAAAGTGCCGTTTCTCGTGTTTTATATCTGCATTCACAGCGGAAATATATAGAACAAGGTTTATCCATTTGCTGATAGAATGCTTGCTGTTTCTGTAAAACTCCTCTAATGTTTTACCATTTACGCCAAGATCTTCGTTACCTCCCGCCGGTAAATCTACTTCATCGAATTGTTTTACCATATTTTCTATGATCTTATCTATCGGTTCGCTTCCAGTTTCAGGAAGAATCAGATAAATTGGCAGTATTGGTTTTCCTTTTCTATCTACAACCAGAAGTCTAAACTCAAAGTGCCCCCTGTCATAATCAAAAAACACGAAAAATCCATCGTATTCCGCCCCGTCATTGGGTCTAATATATATTGAGTATGCAGGTAGCGTCAGCATGTTTGTATCAAGTTCTATGTCACTTTTTGCCTGTTTATATAATTCCTCTGTCAACGTGGCGTCAAAATCATAAATCATTTTTGTTCTTCTCCACGCTGCTAAGCAAGCTATAAACGTACCATCTGCCACATTCTCAAGTTCGGATTGATTTTTCTTTCTGTCAAGAGATAATGTTAGCCCAGCCTCTATCGGCGCATAAACGTACTCATGTGGCCACATATCTTTATACTCTTCATTTGTCGCAATATTTTCTATGAAATCCCATGCGTCAGGATATAAATAGCTGTACTTCTTGATCATCCGCATTGGTGCCGAATTTTTCACATCAAACATCGTCAAATCCTCCACTCATATTATACCTGATTCAAAACAAAAAGGGCGGTGAGTTGCCGCCCCCGTCCTTTGGCAGGTTTAAATCTTAGCGAGAGTTGCCAAAGGACATTTTTATTATACCACGCTTTTATCGTTTCTCCATCTTCTTTATCAGGCGGTCTATATACCATTTAGATTTCTCTAAATCCTCTATTCCTCCCTTTTCTTTCCATCTCCAAAGGTATTTAATGGCATTTGCTGTGCAGACTGCCTCAATTCCTTTTAAGTTGATTGTAGCCGCTTCTAAAGCGTCTATACATTCTATCCCGCCCTGCGTGTAATGAGAAGGGTGATTTACCATATCTGCCATTATCATTTCACCTTATTAATCTTATCAACAATTTTATCCGCAATTTTGTCCACATTGTCACCAATCATTTCAATATTTGCAGGTGTTACATAACTTGTTGCAATCATCTTGTAAAATGTACCTTGTGATGGGATCATAATATTTAATATTGTGACAACGATAAGTATTTTTAATAACGAATGAAATGTTTTCCGGTTTTGAATAGTTTCGGTTTCTTTATACGGACTTCTATTCGACATATAGTCGCAAAATGCAATCGCAGTAGCTATACACAAAATCAACACCAAAACATTAATAACTAAATTAATACTGAATACGACATCTGCCGCATAGAATATCCACGGGCTTATTATCGGTTCATTCATGACCTTCTCCTTTCAGGATTTTTAAAATCTCTTCTTTGTGTGTTTCCGCCGATTCTTTTGTTCTAAAGCAGTTGCCCATTGCTCTATTAAGGACATCTATCATAAGAGAATTGTCAAATAACGTGTTTTGCAACACCCCATCCATTCTTACATACCAATATCTATCACCATTGTTCGGGTTAAACGGCTTCACCTCAAATTCATAATCTTCAAAAGACCTTATCATCTCAATCCACATTTCAGTTTTAACCCATTCATCAGTGAAATCTTTGAAAAATAATTTATCTTTTGAGATTTTGTAGGTATCACAACCTCTGTCAATGGTACTCGCTTTGAACTCTTCATCTTCTACCACTCCGATTCTTTTCATCAGCAATTCCATTACTTCTTCTTTTAGTGTTTTCATACTTTCACCTGCTCCACATCTTCAACCAAAAATGCATTGATATTTAAACCGTGTTTATCAATCCAGCTCTGAATAACATTATTAACTGCGCATTCAAGTTTTTCTTTCTCGTCATTATCTACACCCTCAAGAAAACCTTCTGCATATTCTCCATAAATCGCATATGCCCTATCCGTTAAATCTTGAATGATGTCATCTGCATACACCTTTGGACACGGACTTGCTATCCGACCGACAAAGAAGCATATAACATCATCGTCAATATCATCATGAAAAACCTCTGAATAACTTGCATAAGATCCGAGATTATACGGTTCAGCATTCATGAGTTCTTCCCGCCCCGCTTTTATTGCCTCTTCTTTATTGGGATATGTATCATCACAATTAAAATGATCTTCATCAAGTCCTACTACCCATTCTTCTTTATCCTGTCTCATTTTCTCCTCCACCACTTCTGACACCCAATTCTCATTAACCCAACTTTTACCTCAATCGGGATTTTTTCAACCTTGAAATATTCGGCAGCCTTTACTGTACCCACTGCAAATCCACCAATGCCAACAATAATTACTCCTGCTTCTGGGAATTTTTCAACCAGCACCTTTTTGATTTTCTCCTCATTTTCTTTGTACATATCCCACGGAAATGCATAGTAGACAGCTCGTGTATATTTTGTCAGGTGTTTTTCTTTCTTTTTGAAATCTGCTAAAAAGTCGCTATAACTTGTCTTAATTTCCACTTCTGTCAGATAGTCATTGTCGTTTATCCATATCAAATCTGCTTCATGACGAACTCCCTTGAACGGGTATTTGTGTCCAATAAGCTGTCCATTATTTCCATACTTAGGAACTCTGCATGATATTCTCGCAAAGCTAATATTCGGAATTACAATATTCTTTTCTCCCAAATGTGCCGCTATTACATATTGCATTACTGCTTCTTCTTCGCTTTTGCTCATGCTCTTCCTCCTGTATATTCAAACAGCCATTTTAAGGCATTTATTAAATCAGTCTTCGTTACCTTGTCAATCGGTGTATATCGCATTATCACTGTTTGTATAGCACTTAACTTGTCTTTATCTGTAATAAGCCTACTGTTAATAAATTTCAGTATATGAACCATCCTGCCTATTGTCATGTTTCCTCCTTATTAAAGCCTATAATATGTTTCCCTATCTCATAAGTTACATTCACCGTCACCGCATTCCCCGCCTGTTTGTACAATTGGCTCTTACTGTTTACGGTAGCGGCTTTTTCGTATTGCTCATCTGTAAACCCTTGTAGTCTCCAGCATTCTTTCGGCGTCAATTTACGTATACGGCAAACACTACCATCAGAAAGTGCAACTCCGTGTATATCTTGTGCCGTGAGTGTAAATGCAGGTTCTCCAATTTTCTTAAACCTTCGACCGTTTTGGCGCTTCTCGGCTCTATCAGGCGTTAATACTGCCATTACTCCGCTGGATTCTCCTGCACGATTCGATATACCTCTATCGTAACGTGCAGTCAGACATCTTGAGTGTTCCGTTATCTGTGTATCTTTCTTTGAAAAGTCGATAAACCTATATAATCCTGTTTTTGCACCACCACCGCCGCCTTGCGAAGATAATGTACAAGATAAACTCGAATCATACACTCTTTCGCCTTGTGCCCCGCCTATAACCTGCTTAATAGCTCTTTCACTTTTTCTGGCTTTAGGTAATAGTTCTCGTCCACCTGTTTTTCCAAGATATCCAGCAATATACACTCTTTCTCTGCTTTGAGGTACTCCGTAATCCTTTGAGTTGTAAACTCTCCATCCAACACTGTACCCTCTCTCTGCCATTTCAGACAGCACCGTGAAGAATCCCCACCCCCCCTCAATAGAAAGCAGATTTTTAACGTTTTCAGCGATAATCCATCGGGGTTTATTCTCTTCTGCTTCATCAAGGAGCCTCATCATCTTTTCAAAATCTTCAACCCGCTCACTATTCAATGCGTATACATCCATTTTCATTTTCCCGTACTCCCTATACCACCAATTCTGCTTCCATCTGTTTTATCACCATCTACCCTGTAATATTGATGAAAGATTCCCTGTGCAATTCTATCTCCTTTTTTTACGTTATAAGTTTTGCCTGAAATATTGGTAAGCGCTATCATGATATGCCCCTCGTTATCTGGATTGTTATAGTAATCCGAATCAATGACGCCTACACCATTTGCCAAGATAAGACCATATTTAATTGCAAGGCTTGACCTTACATAAATCCCCAGCCACTCATAAGGTTTCATACATGCTTTTATGCCAGTGGGAATCAACTTCGTTTCACCTGATGTGATTACAGCGTCAATAGCACTTTCAATGTCATATCCCGCCGATTGTTTCGTTTTTCTTTTCGGCAAGTTTACATACTTATATCCTGTTACTCTTTCAAATCCTCGTTTCATTTTAATTTCCTTTCTCTGCAAATACGTTCTTCCACATCATTTAATTTTCGTGCCGCCTCGTCTAATTTAGCGGCTGCATACGTAATCAATCCAAAGAATATTACTATACTGATCACATCAATCAATCTATCCATTTTTATACCTCGTTTCCCCATGCTTCCCATCCATCAAACCGTTCTCTTGCGAATAATTCAATTCGTGGTGCATAGCTTACTTTTTCAATCATTTCTCTCATTGTTTTTGGTTTTCTGCTGTGTTCTGACTTTGGCTCAATAATCACCGTTCTTCCTTGTGCTCTTTTACCATCAATCAGCTTATATGGAAGCATTCCTTTTCGTCCGAACAGGCAATGTTCCGTCATGCCTCTGTAATACTGCCCCAATCCTATCCTGTCTTTTACCCACGTAATAGCGGTAATATATTCAAATCCCCACGCTTTCATAACTTCTAATCCCAACGGCAGGGATTTATTTGTAACCCACAGATACAGGTGACAGTTTACATCTGCAATTTCATCAATTGGCAGGTTTACAATATCTTCTGTCTTCATTAGTTGGTAGTGTTTATCGGCTCCTCTCTTGATTTTTCCACCCCCCCGTTCGGTTATCCAGGGTGGGTCTGCGTATATGGTTTTATACTTTTTACCAGCCTGATTTTTGAATAAATATTCATTTTCACCCAAACAAATCATTCTCCTTTCTTCCCGCAAGTTCCTTTTCGATATCCATCTTTAACCGCTCCCATTTCATGGTGTCACGTCTTAGCGTTCTTTCACGTTCTATTCCTTTTGTGATATCGCTTTTCAAGTCCTTCAAGGTATCATCACCAAGCATTTTCATCTTCCGCCTGATGTAGTCCTGCACATCTCCCTGCACCGCCGGTAAATGCTCCAAAGCGTACCTTGCCGCATATATCACGATCCGTTCTCCAAGTTTCGCCATTTCTTCCTCCATCTGCTTCTTAAAACCTGAATTGTTCGTACTGTTCTTCCGATTTCAATTGCTAACTCTCTATCTGGGATTGAATGTTCTAAAATTCGCTTTTTCTCATCATCCGTATACGGTTTACCGCCATGCACCGCATACACAGCCAATCGCTCATAATATCGCTTTTTCTGTTCTCTCGTCGTAATCCTCCATTTGCCTAAATCCCTGTAATTCTCTTTGCGGTTAGGCATTTGGCGTTACCACACGGCATTTTAACCACTGCCGCCCAAATTCCCAGCAATCAGACACACTGTCCATGAAGATATCCAAACGATCACTATATCCGCCGCCAAATCTGTCTGTTACAACAAGTTCCCTGCCGTCGGGTAATGTGACCACGCTTCCAAACGGGAGATGGTCACTTGCTGCCATCCCCTCTGTCGGATAAACGCCACTTGCTGTGGGATTCCCTGTATGTGTATAAGCACTGCAATTCAGCAGTTGAAAAAATACCGCCATCATAATTCCGTGTTTCAGTATCTGTTTCATTCTTACTCCTTCCATTTGTTTAAAATCGTCAAAACCTTATCAATTTTCCGTTTTTTGCCACTCCGCAATTTTTGTGTGATATAAATTATCGCCAAAATTCTTCAAGCGTATTTTAGGGGTGTTTTTAGGCGTTTTCTGAAAATTGCTCTAATTCGATTTCGATTCGTGGATTCTTTTTATCCACGAAAACCTCCGCATGAGCAATGTGCAGATGTGCCTGATTGTCGTTTTCTATCAATCCAATCCCCTGCATAGCGTCAAAGATAAACTTCATTCCGCTTAGCACGTTATCTTCATCTCTGCGCTTATCAGGCTCGTAAAATCGTACTGTCACTGCCACCTTACCGCTGAATCCGTATCTTGCTGTGGAGCGTAACTGTATCTGTGGCAACAAGACGTCTTCTATCTGTCTTTGTGTGTCCTTTTTGAGTTTTGCCCCTGCATATCGATTTCTTCTGTTTGCGGTTATCAAATCATTCATACAAGGGAGCCGCCCTTGGATTACCAGTTTCATAATTTTGCAATCTGTATAAACCAAAAAGCCGTCGTTGCCAAACTCGCTCCAGTTACAACACATTGCGCAAGGATAAAGTACAACTCACTTTTATCGAACATGTAGTATACGTCGTTTTTATCGTTATATAATTTCATTTCTTCCTCCCTATCAGAACGGAATATCTTCATCTTGTGACTTTCCATACTGTTCAAAATTTCCACTTTTTCTGGTATCCAGCGGGATTGCTATTGTAAACGCATTAACCTCCGTGACGTAAACAGTCTTGCCATCTTTCCCTGTATAGCTTCTTGTGTCTATGCGCCCATCAACCATGACACGGCTCCCTTTATTGAGATTGTTTCCTACCGCTTCTGCCAGCTTGCCCCATGCCACAACGTTTATCCATGAGGTTCGTTCTTTCTGCTCGCCGTTTACGTTGTACTTCTCTGTTACTCCAACAGAAAATGTCGCTACTGCTGTTCCGCCGTTTGTTGCTCTAATCCGTGGATCACGTCCTAAATTTCCTACAAATGTTGCTCTATTCATTGTCTATGCCTCCAGTTTTCAAAATAATCTTCAACAATTTCTACAATTGATTTTTTTACGGGATTAAGAAAATCTTCTGTGCAATCGTCAAATGGCAAATTTTCCCATTCCTTTCCGCCACCAAGTCCTTCCTTCAACTCCGAAAAGATACAAGTCGCTTCTTCCGTACTTATTGTTCCGTTCGTCTTTTTGCCTCCATTCTTTCAAGGTAATCACTAACCACCGTTGTAATAGATTTTTTCACGATGGCGACAAATTCTTCATCTGTGTAATTATCTGGAGCTCCGTAAATGCCAGAGACCCCACGGTCTAAACGCTCATTTAGTCTTGCCAATATCACAAGTCCCGTTTCTAATGTCATGTGCTACTCCTTTTCAGATATAAGCGTCTATTCTCCCGGATTCATAAGCCTTCCTTATGTCGTCAAAAACGCTTCTCGCCTCTTCTTCCGTTTCGTATTCCAGCTCAAGCTGTTTGTATGTTCCGGGCATGTAGATGATGAGATTTTTCCCTTTCAATTCAACGTAGGATGGGTTCATTGCTATGATCCCGTTTTCTTCCGACACAACCATAAATCGATTGTTTTCCATTTATCATTCTGCCTCCTTTAGCCTCAACTTTTCGCTTACTGCTTGTATTGCCTCGGTTATCTTCCTATCGGAAAGAATCCGTTTTAATTGCATTCTTTTCTGTACCTGTTTCGCTTTCCCCTCATACATTTTGAGGAAATTCGATCGCATAACGTCTTCTTCTGTTCCAAGTTGCATGTTCATTAAAGCTTCAAACGTCAATGCTCTTGCGCACTCTTCGGCAACCTTGTCTTTCCACTTGTAGTCTTTCAGCCGATAAATGCTTACATCACACACGACATGCATAACCTCTTTCCATCCGTCAGTTGCACTAAACTCTTCTTCGCCTGTTGCTTGTGCAATAATCTTTTCGCACATTCGGCAGATTCTCCCCACGGGCGGGGCATACATTTCCGTTTCTGTTTTCACCAGCTCTTTAATTGCTGCCGAAACAACTTCTGGCGGATATTCGGAAAGAATTTGGCTATACGCCGCTGTCTGTTCTTTGGTGAATGTCGGAAAGAACGCCCTCAAACTCGCAACAGCTTTTATGATTTTTTCGTTCATTGTGAATGCTCCTTTGCATAATCCACATACTCATCCAAGATGTCGCCAAAGCCTTTATTCTTCTGGCGGTTATCATTTAACGGGTAAAAGCTTTTCCACGAGCCCTCAATCCCTTCGTTCACAATGTCCAGCGCCAGCCCCTCATTTCCGTTTGACAAGTTATGCAGTTTTTTTAGTGCTGTCTTCAAAGCTCTAAGAGTGAAGGTCTCTTTTTTCTTCTTTGCCATTTCACATCTCATTGAGACCCAATCATTGAGTGCCTCTTTGAGTTGTGTGTTCTTTCCAGCAAACTCATTCACAAGCTTTTTAAAGTCAATCAGCTTCCCCCTTGAGGGGGATAGGGGGTGTTTTTTCTCTGTATCTTTCTCTATCTCTATCTCTGTATCTTTCTCTATCTCTATCTCTGTATCTATATCTACGTTACACAAACGTTTCACTTGCGTTACAGGAGTGTTACATTGTAACGCTTTTTGGTTTTCCCTAAATCTTCTAACCCGCTCTGCGCTTACACTTTCACTGCCTGTATACACGTCAGATTCAAGCAAGTGATATTCATCGGGTGTAACCTCTGTCATTAGCCCTGTTCTAAGTAAATAATTCACGGTCATTTGAACATTATCAGGGTCTTCATCTAACTCGAGCGCAATTTCTTTTGCAAAGGTTTCGTCAAATCCATCAAAGCTCAAAAGTCCGCTGTTATTCATTGCAAGCAATAACATTTCCTGGTAAATAACAGTAAACGTATCTCCGCCCGCAATTCTTCTCAAGCGTTTTATTTCCTTTCTTCTGAAAAAGTTTTCTGGCAATTTCAACCAATAAAGCCGCCTTTTGTTCCGTGTTTGTTCTGCCAATTTCTACCTCCTGTACTTTTTGTAAATCTCTTCCGCCTGTTTGCGGTGTGCTTCATTCCATGCTTTAACCTCGGGCTTGTTCATATACTTTTCCAAGTAACGTCTACATCCCTCTTCATCAACCCCGTGACAATAAACGCCATGGCACCGCCAGCATACACAGACAAGGTTTTCTAATGTATCACTTCCCGGATTCCTGAAACTTGAACGGAAGGTGATATGATGATGGTGAATACCCCAATGGCTACTGCAAATCACACATTTTTCTTCATCTCTTTCGTTTATAAGTTTGCATATCTTTGCATAACCATTCTTTGTCAACCTTATTTTGTTCCATCGTGGAATTAAGAAGTGTTCATCCATTCCAGTTATCACCCCACTCTTTTAGCATTCGGCTCTTCTGGTCAGGTGTAAGAGTTTCAATTCCCTGTTCTTCTGCGGCGTCTATTGCCCAATCAATGAGGCGTGACATTTCATCTGTGTTGTATGTGGAACTTCCATAGTAGGCTTTTACACATGACAACCCCTGATACTCCGCTTCCAGTAATTCTGCCTGCCATCCCTCGCCTTTTGCGTTCCAAACGTCAATAAATCGTTTTACAGCGTCTTTTGGCATGTACATGAGTTCGTATACCCCCACATCACGTATAGCCTGTTTGTAGACGTTTTTAGCCGTATTTTTGACCGCCTTTGCTATTTCATCAAAGAGTACCCAGCAATAAGCATTAGCCGATAAGCTTCGTTTCTTCTTGATTGTTTGCAGGATAATTTCCATCGGTTTATCCTGTGGCGGGATATTCTGCAAAGCTGATTTGTCAACCACTACGGATATTTCTGCATGAGTGATATCCGTGTGGTTGATTTTCAGCCCGTAACATTTTGCTTTCATTGCTTTGTAAGTTTCCTGTATTTGTCAACGGCAATTGAGAAGTTACTTAGTGTTGCTTCTATTTGTTTTTCAGTTAGGGAGTCTTTCTTTTTCTTGAACAAGATCTTCGCAAAATCATTGATATCAATATCATTTTGTGAAAGCTCGTACTCTAACTTTTTCAACATAACTGTTTTTGTATCATCCTTTTTTGTGTAGTCATCTGAATTGTTAAGTGTATCGGCGTCTTTTTCGTCATCAATCAAGAACATACCCGACAATGCCCTCTTGATTGCATAGCTGGCAGCTGTACCAGTAATTTGACTTTCGTCCATTCCTTTTTTGCTTCGGGTTCCCTTGCTTTTCCGTGTGTAACGGCAATTACTTCTCCATCGTCGGCGTCGTACAGCGTCGCTGTGGCATTGATGTAATTCCATCCATTGGCTGTTTCTATGTCTGTATCAATAACAACCACGGTATTTTCCGCTTCTTGTACTACTTTCAAGGCAACCATGATGTCTTCTGCTGAACGGTATTTGTATTTCCCGAAAGAGTTATACTGCCCCTTCGGAACAACCAATTTCTTCTGCATTTTTAGCAGTTTTGATATTTTACCCATCGTTCCTCCTTATTTAATTTGAATGTTTTGGTGTTCTTCCAGTGATACGCCATCAATCTTTCTGTCTTCTTTAAGTGCATTTTTCAATGAAATAAGGTCTGCTTTTACTTCCACTTTTACTTTCTTAAACTCTTCGGGGAGTGTATCTACATCCTGAACAACAACCCTTTCACTCTTTTTCCAGCCGATTTTCCCATGTTCAGACGTGAATTTCTCGACGCCAGCTTCCATATACCGTGAAAGGTAATTTTTAAGGCTTTCTGCTCTGTTCTTCGCCGATTTCTTTAATTCGGCAAGGCGTTTTTCTTCCGCTTCCCATCCTGCTGCGTCGCTAATCAGATTTTTGTACAGGCACATAATGTTATCTATTTTTTCATTGCGCTCCATATTGAGTGCGTCCAGTTTTTCAATAAACCCATCAGCCACCTCACCTGTTTCAGGGTCTATCGAATTTGCGATTAATTCATTAATTCTCTGGTCTAATTCATAAAGTTTTGCCATTTTCTTTTCCTCCAAATTTCATTTCATAAATACTTTTGATAAATTCAAACGCTTCAAACGGCGTTTTGCAGACTTTTGATTTCCCCTCAATTTCGATTTCTGCATTAACATGATTTTGAATGTGTACATTAAGACTTTTGTACAAGCTGTTCTTTTTACCATATCTAACATCAACGCCGACAATCAGTGGGTCTATCAGTGGATCGAATATCTCCCAACTCATAGAAAAGAAGCACGTATCTCTTGTTCCCCATTGAACCAATTTTTCAAGAAATCTAATAAAGTTCTTTTCGCCAAACTCAATTTTCATCGCTCTGTACTTCCTGCGTTGGATACAAAGATTTTAGTTTAACGATTTGTTCTTTCAGTTCAGCTATTTCCGCTTTTGCTGCTTTGGTTTGTTCGTCGGCTGAATATTTAGAACTGCGTAATTCTTGGATTTCCGCGTCTTTCGTTGCCTTTTCTTTAATTAAGTTACGATATTCGGAAAGAGTGATTGTTACCGTAATTTCCCCTGTCGCAACAAAGTTATCTTCGGGACTATCCCACCCGTTTATCTTTTTTGCCAATACCTGTGTTTCTTCTGAAATGCTTTCCATTTTTATTTCTCCTCTCTTGTTATGCCCTTAACCATTCACACTGTCTAAAAATGTCGTATATCATAGCACCGACACTATCCATTGATACATTCGCTCGGAATACCGCCCCGCTTCGGAATGTGATGTCAACGAATGTTCTACATCCGTCATGAACCAATTCCATATCGGTTACTTCGCAATTTGAATATCCCAGGGCTTGTTTTATGTGACACAGCGCATTTTCTTTATTCGCTGTATCAATACGCCTTAACTCCTCTCGTAATTCTTCATCGTCTATACCGTACATTTATTTCTCCTTTGTGATAAAATAATGGTGGGTGTATCAGCCTTGCCGATTGATAGTTGCAGATATCAGTCGGCTTTTTACATTTCGCCGGAATATTCAACCAATTCTCCATTTCTTAGTATGTAGAAAGTGTTTGCTTTTACCTTTTCACCATCTACATAAAAGCTTTTAACATCTACTCTGTGTCCGGATTTGGTATCCCATTCTGCAAGGACAATCCAACATCCAATAGCGCCTTTTGCGTATCCGCTTGCGCCAAGAGAAATTGCAACGCTCTCCTTCCCGTCCACGGTTGCCGCTGAACGGTAGCCTGTGTTTGTGGCCGCTGAACGGTAGCCTGTGTTTGTGGCCGCTGAATAGTAGCCTGTGTTTGTTGCTGCTGAATAGTCACCTGTGTTTGTTGCCGCTGAATAGTAGCCTGTGTTTGTTGCCGCTGAACGGT